TGATGGCCCTATCTCGACCTGTAGAGAGCGGTCTTTCTGATTATCGTGCGCCGTCAAAGCGCCTGAAAGCATTTTCTGGATATCCATTAAATGTCCATCGCTGTTCTGACCGATGTGCCGATGGATCGTGCGATATCCACCTGCACACGAAGCCGAGACACATTCGCGCGATTGGCTTTAACGATTGCCTCGTCACCGGCAACTATTCGATGCAGGTCTCGGTTTTCCAGTAAAGCCATATCTTCTCGCTCGCCAACTGTGTAATTCTTTCCAGTCGGAGACGATTTATTAGCCAGAGATAAACGCGAACTTGCCATCGCAATTTCGTAGCTGGCTTTGTTTTGATGATAGAGCGACTCGGCGTGGACTAAATCGTCATGCGCTTGGTCAATCAGCTTGCTCAACTCTTTCAGTCGAGCCTCAACCTGTACTGGTGTGACTACGCTCATTTCTCACCTAGCGCAATCTGCGCGCAGATATCCTGAACCTGCAACGCAACATTCTCGATTCCAGACTTCACGATGAGCTTTCGATTTGTGCCGAAGTTAATCGCGCAAATCTTCTCGTAGATGTCCAGACGAATCTCCGCTTCTAACTTTGCGGTCATTTTCAGAAGTAGCTCGTTCAGCTCCTCGTCATTTTTCGCGCCAAGAATCAACTTGCCCTGCACGATGTCCCAATGCTGGCCTTTGCAAAAGAGCTTCATAGCATCATCCCGCTTTCTGTATAGCGCCACACAATGCAGCTGTTTCCGTTTTCATTTTTGCGAGTTTCGCCTGTGTCAATTAAGTAGCCTTCTTTGACAAGCCATCCGCGAACTGGCCGGATGGTGTTGCCGTCAATGTGCAAGTAGCGCTCTGCCTCTTGGTCGGTAGCTCCCTGCATTCCGCGGTTGATAAAAAATTCATAAACCTTACGGCGGATAGATCCAAGTGCTGGCTCGATTTTTTCGCGGGCTTCCATGGATGTGTTTCTCACGACAAGTCCTGAACTCGCTTGTTGAGGGCATCCTTAATCGTTGTCCCTCTCACGGGAAAATCCAGATTATCTTTCTCATCCTGCCAAATCTTGCGTAGGGCATCCACCTCGTTAATTTCTTGAATCATGTCGAGGATTTTTTCTAGGCGCTCGGTCTGCTCTGGGGTTAAGGTGCGAACTGCATAGGGAGTTTTTACCTTGCTATATCGCTCGACCTTTTCCATCTCCTCACGGCTAGGGCGCTTATTGCCCGAGAAAGTGAAGTTAGCTAAAGCGCGACCGATGGCTGAGGTTTCGCATACTTCCAGAGCCGATGTCTTGGTGACCATAGATGAGCCAACGATTTCCTCTGCCATGCCGGAGGTCACGCAGCGTTCATCTTCACGATCCGTATAAACGAAAGCCTGAACAATGAAGCGGTTATCGTCATTGTGCAGTATTTGTGTGTGGATTCTTCCGCTGGGATATTGCTCCCAGAACTTCTTAACGCGGGATTCGACTGTGTCGTAATCCTCTAGGTTGAACTTGCCTGCCATGATTCGCCTTCCTGTAGGGGATTCCTTCTCTGAAATCCTGTTGAGGCAGACAGTACGCGATAGATTACGGTAATTCAAGCATCCCGCATCGGCGCGCCGCGGGCTAGGATAGGTGCATGATTCGAGTCCAAATAAGCCTGTGGAGTCTTGCCGTTGTGGTCGAGGCTGAGCTGAAATACCCTGACCAGATAGACGATATATGCAACAGGGCTAACAGCTTATTTGTGACGGGCTTAATGGCCGCTAAAAATCAGGGCATAGATATCGTCCAGCCTGAGCTGATAGACGAGGACGAAGATTAGGGCTTAGCCTGCTCCATGAAGTAAAAGGGCGCGGCTGTATATGGGTCGTGAATGCTTGCAATTTCTAGGGCTTTGCTTATACTCGCCCCCGCTTCTAGCGCTCCAATAGCTAAGGATGAGCCAGAGCCTACGGCGTAGAAGCCGGTGCTGCTCATGCTGACGGCAAAGTCATCGGCAATATCAAAAACCTCACCGGCAACGGCAATAAGAAACGCGAACTTAGTCTCCTCATCGGTCTCCTGCCATTTGTATTCCTGATCCTTAAAACTGTTTTTCAGGCTTGGCACGACTTTGGCAATGATGAAGTGATAGATGTCCTTTTTATCTGCCGCCGTGAGATTAGGCGGTGTCCAAATATGTTGAGCAATATCGCAGGCCGCGCTCTCACCACTTCCGGCAATGATGAAAGCGCCCCGCTGCGTTATCTTGGTCATTCGTGGATGGCTGTATTTGCGCGTTGCAGTTACAAGTGAGTCAGCGCCAAAATATACGCCGTCATCTTTCTGTATTGCAACGATGGTAGTCATTAGTCCAGCCACACCTTGTAAGCCGCTGTGACGCGACCCTTTACTGGATCAACAAAGTGGAGCCGCTGGGATGGGGTTGCTGATGCTGCGAGCATGACTCCAGCGTATCTGTTGTCTGATTCCGTAGAACCTGTTTGATAGACACTACCCTGACCGTTTGCCATCGCCCATTCTGCGTGCGTGTGGTAGTGGCCGATATAGACATCTCTAAACTCCCATGGATACGCCCCGCTTCGCCAACGATTCGCGTGCTGAACGATTGCTCCCGGACTTGCAAATCCATTTCTGCCAACCTCGTCTCCGTGAATAAGGAGTGCCTTGTAGTTGCCAATCTCCACGCGCTGAATGTCCTCGGGACACTCTTGCCATGTAAGTCGCTTTTCTCCCGCGAGAAGCTGTCGGGCTAACTCGTAGCACATACGGTCAAAGTTATCTGAGCGCGGGACATTATCGCGCTTAGAGCCGATGCGACCATGATTGCCCCACTCGGGGACAACGGTCACCTTAGAATAATTGGCAAGCGCATATCGAACAACATCTACGCAGAGTCGAGAAACATTGACATACTGCTCAAATAGCGTGGCATCAACCTCGAACGCTTGGCTTGGGAAATTAAAAAGTCCCTCGACCATGTCACCGCCGAACATAATCACGCACTCATTGACGGGATGATCCGCGCGCATGATGTCGGTGATGGTCACGGCCTTCTCTGCAAAGCTGAGAACGCGAGTCCTCATTACTTCCGAGTTATAGGTTGTCGTTCTTTTAGCGCCTTGCCAATCGGTCATGTGCCAGAGCGCCACTTCCGATTTCTTCTTTCCCGCAGGTAGTTTTCGTTCTTTAACTGGTTCGATTGGGCCCATTCCCAAAACAGCGTCGTGCGCCGCTTGGTGCGTGACCTCGACCAATTCATCCGTGCGTTGCTTCGCCTGCAACAGTTGTTTCTGCACGCGCATGAGCGCCTTGCGAAGCTCAATGACATCATCTGACTCAATACCTTCTGGAAGCGCATTTAATCTATCCCCTAAGCTCATCTATTCCTACAATCGTTTGACCGTGCTGGGTGTAGCCGGATTTGTCGAACCATGAATCCTCATGGAATGGGTTGTGGAATAGTCGAACGGACTTTAACGCATCCATCATAAGCGCTACTTGGTAGGCAGGGATGTCATCTTCTAGTTTGAGAAATCCCGCCCAGACGCGACCGATAGCGGTGAACTCGGTATAGGGATCGCCGTATTCGCCTAAGCGCTCCTCTAGGATTTTCTTTACTCGGTCGGACATTTGCATTTGCCATTTCTGTGATTAGTGAAAGTGGCCTCTGCAATTTGATAACCCTCAGAGCGAAGTGCTGCTACGAGAGTGCTGGTAGGTAAGCCTTTAAGGATGGAATCCTGCAAGACTTTTCTATCGGACTCCGGCAACATATCCATAATGATTTGTAGGGTGCATTTGTTCTGTGATTTAACGAGATGTTTTTCAATCGAATCGGCAAGTGCCATAGGTACGCCTCCCTTTCAGGGAGAAGACTACCGAGAATCTTGCACAGAAGCGTTTAGACACGCCTCTGCGGATTATTTGACAATTCCGCTGTTTATCTGGATGACCCGCTTTACATCTGTGCCTTCTGGCTTGTAGGGGTCTTGCGGAATGACAATCGGTTTGAGGGTTGATCCTCCGTCATCCATGTTCGGCTGATAGGGAGTCTGGATATGAGAGTCGGGGCTGACATTGGGATTATGCGAAACTAACCCGCCGGTGATAAAGCCCACAAGAATGTAGCCAAGGTGCGCGAGGTCGTGCTGAAAGCCTGTAGCCGCCCATGTGCTAAACGCGCCCGTGAGGGCTATCGTGAGCTGTTTGGCATCGAATATATGAAACTTTATATGCTTCACAACGACCCCTTTAGCTCGTCATAGATAATCTGGGGCAGAGCGCCCGTGACTTTAATGCCCTGTTTTGCCTCGTATTTTATTAACGCGCTCTGGGTCTGGGTGTTCATTATCCCCGTGACATATTGAGTCGGCAGAAGCCCAGCCTTTAATAGCGCCTTTTCTACAGCCACGACTGCATCGCTTTTTTGTCCGAGATTAAACGCCGTTGGGTCTGCGGGAAATGGGGGAGCGATGAAGACTGTTGGCGTTTTAGTCGGTGTTGGCGTTGAAGTCATTCCGTTATGAATCATCCCCGTTGCGCCAGCGATAGCTGTGCCTGTGCCACCAACAACCGCTGTGGCCTTCTTGCTAGCCATGCCCTTAGAAGCGGGTTTGAGTGCCACGGGATACCGAGGTCGGACAATCGCCGCAATAAAGAGATACGGCCGATGGACTCGGAAGCATCCGCTTTCATGGATGGAGTCGTTAGGGTTGCCTGTATTAAATCCGATGGTCGTGATTCCGTCAGGCGATGCCGCTTCTAATATCTCAACATGATCCACAACGCCATCAGAGTTCCAGTCATAGAAAACTAAATCGCCGGGCTGCCCTTGATACTTATTGACCACAAGTCCTTGGCGCTGAAACCATGGAAGCGCGGCAGGGTTGTAGGCGAAGCCTTTAGGAGTTTGCGCGGCGATAAGATGCGAGAGTCCTACCTGCGCGAAACACCACGACACACCCATAGCGCAATAGGGAGCGTTAGGGATTCCGTACCAAATCCCATAGGGGTTTTCTTCCTGCGCGCCCGCGTGAAATCCAATCTGGCTTCGTGCCACATTGAGAACATCAAGACCAGTAGACATTTATCCCCCGAAAGTCAGAAACCCCGCCCACAAGGAGCGGGGTCTGATTTCATTTTACTATTTAGCGGTATCGGCCTTCACGACCTTATCGGCCTCGGCAATCGCCGCGTTCACGGCAGGCGCAACGATAGTTTCCGGCGCTCCTGTCGTTGCAACGATGGTATTGACCAAAGACTTAGGGTTGATACGAGCCAAAATAGGCGCGAGCAATCCTGCGACTAGCGCCTCGGTAACGAGCTTCTTGACGGAAGCGTGCGGATCAAGTTGATACGCACCGTATCCCGCGGCGATGATGCCGTAGATATAGTGCTCGCCTAACGCCTTTTCTTTTGCGGTGATTTTAAGATTTAGTTTTGCCATGTGCATCCTTCTTTCCGATTAGGTTGCGAACATACTTTTCGGCCTCGAAATCACTCGCGGTGGCGTGATGAATGCCCCCGACCCCTCGGTGGTGTTTTTCGCAGAGCCATAGCAGGTTCTCCGCTGATTCTATCCACTTTCCGACTTCATCGGGGTTAGAAACTCCGGGATAATCGGCTTCTAGCCATTTCAAGTCCACGCCGTTTTGCAGGCTAAATTCAATGTGTGCGTGATGAAGCTCTAGTCCTCCAGCGCAATCGGAGAAATCGGCTCGATGGCTTCCGACTGAGCATTGAGCCGTATCTTTTGTGGCGTTGCGGTAAGCGTTAAAATCTTTGTAATTCGGGTCGCTTTCGCGCGGCTCGTGCGGCGGGTAATGAACAATGTAACTATTCGTAACCACTTGGTCATGTGCATCCATCAAATTTCCAACTTGGTCTTAATAACTGCCTGATTTATCTGCAGCTCGTGCAGTGCGGTATCTTGTCGGTTTAGCTGGTCTTTCATAGACCCGCCGCCGTTCTCGTATAGCTGATATTCAATGCGCGATAAGCGCTTATCCATTTTCTTAAAATTACGGTTTAGCCAAAACAAAGGTGCGCCGATTATTACCAGACTTTCCAAGATAGCCCAGATTGCGTTACTAACGGTTGAGGCGTTGCTCCAAAATACCATGATTGCACCTTACGGATGAGTTGTTATGTCCAGTTGATTGTTCTAATTGTACCGTTTTTATCTACGGTCTTAAGAGTGTTAGAAGTTGTATTGAGCCAGATGTCACCAATGCGAGGGTTGGTCGGATCAGCGGTCACGCTAGGCGCGGTGAACCGTTGTGCTGTTTCTAACTTACGCAGGCGAGCTTTTAAGTCCTCAATAATTTCGCGAATGTCTGGCGCGTGGTTGATATATCCCATTAGTAAGTTCCTGTCGTAAGAGTCAGCGTAATTCTTTCAGGGCCATCCTCGCCGGGGGCTACGGATAGTCCGATAATGCGGAAGATGGCATCGTAGCCTGACGGGAAGAACGCGTCAGTGATGCGAACGCGAACCTCATCTCCCACTTCATAAGTGCCGAATGTTGGATTTACATACGGAGGAGCAACAACTTTGAGGGTAATCGGAGGGTAAGAAACCGCGTTGATTTGACCCGTGGCGAGGCCCGAGAGAACGGTGGGGTCGGTAATGTCAGAATAGTTGGCCTGATCCTCTAGCAATGCCCAGCCAGAGGAGAGCTTGACCGAATCGTTAGCGATGTTGATGAGCTTGCCTTCGTTAGACCCAGCGCCAAGAGCGTAAATCTGGTTAATAGCCTTCGACCCATCTTCAAGATAGTTGTATTCCGCGATATTTCCGCCCAGCTCAAATACCGGCGCGCTAGGGTTGGTCGCGCTATACATAACACCCGAGCGCGGATAGTAAGTATTAAAAGATTTGGCAGGGTTGCCGCCGCCGTCATAATAGACAGAAATCTCAAAGTCGAAACCATTTGTTTGTTTAGATAAATCTGAAACGGCGTTGAAAACTGTCTTTACTTCGTAATTGTAATAAACTCGAGACAGCGTGATACCCGATGTGCTAGTTGAGAGCGGGTCTTGATTGTAGAGCAGGCCAATGTTTCCAGACGGCGCGCTCTGTGCGTTAGAGATGAGCGATTGCGCGATTTGTAGCTGGTCAATACCCGTATAAGCCAATGCGCCGTATGCCGTGCCCGAACCCGTTGTGATGCGCCGGCGCTCAAAATAGGAAAGAAACTCGCGGGCCGTGAGCTTGATGCTTTGATCCGTTGAGCCATACTCCCGCTGCCATAGAACGCCGCCCCAGACCAAGATGCCGTTGCGATCCACATAAATCGCCGTGCGGCCCGGAATCGAGCCGTTCAGGACATTCAGCCCCGTGCTATTGACACCCGAGACCAACAGGTGACCCGTCATCGTGCCAGCGGCGTTTAATTGCTGACCGAAATTGACCCCCGTTAGCGGAAGCTCAGCTAAAACCTGATTGGTGACTAGATCCGCTAAAAGGTAACGATACGAGGTGGCCATTGACTTATCCTACTAGAGTAGTAGCTTCATAGCTAGGCTCGT